ACAGTAAGACCTCTTGCAATAGCAAGACAGTGTTTGTGCACAATATTACCTCTAGAGATTGAGAGATTAAAATTCATTGTAGAAACCATGCTGTAATTGGCAAACTCATTTATTACTTGAGTTACACTTGGGTAGTCCATGTTTCATTTCTTAGTCTTAATCCGCTCAACAATTATCTTTGTAACCTCGTTGCCTATTTTCTCCCTCTCCCAATCAATATAATCTACTACTGAATCAGCATTTAATAAATCTCCAAAGAAATCTTTGATAGCCTTTTGAGGGATTTCAGATGATTTCAAGCGTTCAATAATCATTTCACATAATGGTTCTCTAATTTGTTTCAGAATTTCCTCGATTTCTTCTTCGTCAAAAGTGAACACTACTTCCATGCTTCCCTCCCATTATAATTTAATCAGGCCATCCATTCTCTTCATCTAATATCTCATATTCAGGCATCAAAAACTTATTCTTATACTCACCAATTAGTGCTTCAATCTCTTCTATTCTAGAGATAGCTGCTCTTGGATGCATTTGGCCTGATATAATATCATGCTTTAATAAAGACAGCTTGTGTTGGATTTCATATAAAATATTGCTCTTAGACTTCATTGGAAATGCTCTAGACATTGTTGCTCTCCACCAAGGGCCATTTATCATACACATACACAGCCAATGCCAATGCCTGCCACATATCTTTTTTCACACCATATAGAATGCCTGGGTTATTCTTCCTTCCTGGATTACCAAATCTATCTATTAGTGCTTGCCTAATATTGGAGTCCTTAGCTTTTGGAGATTTACATATATGCATCTTAACATCCATTCTAGGTATCAAGATGATTTGAGAATTAGGCACAGTTGTTTGCCAAGCCTCATAAAATCTGCCTGTCCAGAAAATAGTTTTACAAAGAGAAATACCCGCAGGCATGCCATAAGTATTTCTTACCTCTTCAAGTGCAAGAATATTTGGGATTGTAGGAATCATGAGATTGTGAATTTTTGAAAGCAAAGACTCGTTATCTTCAATTGACTTGCCTAATATAAATCTACCATTCCACAACACCCAAGCCGATTGTTCTGGGCCTGGGTCAATTGCTAAGATTGTTATTTCATGTTTCATTCTAACCCTAAGATAACCTAAGAGGTTAAATTTGTCAAGACATCCATATAATTTGACATAACTTGACAAATGAGGTTAAATTGTTTATCCTTTGCTTAGAAAGTCATGGAAAAACAGCTCACAGGAAAGGAAATAGCATTCAAAGCAGGTATCTCTCAAGTGCATTTTTCTAGAATTAGGCATGGTAAGAGAAGGCCAAGCCCACAATTGGCAGCTAAATTAGCAGAAATTACGGGTATCCCAGCAACTCATTGGCTTTGGCCAGATAAATATCCTAATCCTATGATTCAGTTAGAAAATAAAGAAAATTAAACTCGACTCTTCAATGCTGCTTGCCTTAAATATTCCAATACTGACTCAGGCAATTCCCACTTAGGTTTAGCATAATATCTTTGGCATTTTCTGCACTGTCCATTATTGCATATGCAGTGATAGAGGCCATCACTCATTAATCTTCGATATTCACATTGATGAAACGGATATACAAATGGAAATGTACAAATCAGCTCTTTTTCCAAAACAAATGCCTCCCAAATTGCCCACAAAATTTAAATCCCTTGACCCAACTAGGAGCAGGACAATAGGTTGCAAAATAATGGGTAGCACCATGAGTAAAGTCAGAGATTCCTTCCATTACTATTTTAGCAGCCAGTAAGCAATCTCTTAAAGTTTTAGAATTTTCCCATTCCTTTTCAGGCTTAGAGGCATAGAGACAAATTTTCTTATAATTGGGGTCGTTTTGGTTGAAACAAGAGAATTGATAGGGCTTGAGAATTTCTGTGCGATAAGAGCTATGGTGTTTCTCTACTCTATTTCTAACAGCAAGACCTACTGCTATTTTGCCTTCTAATGGCTCTCCTCTAGCTTCTCCAAATATACAAAGAGCGAGCAATATTACCTCAGGAAGTTTTGAAAAATCCATATTTAGAATACGGTTACATGGACTTTATACAAAGCAGATAATTTATCTAAATCCTCACTCTCATGTCCTTCTTCATTCAAATCAAAGGAGCAATTAAGATATGCAAGGTCTTTGTTCCAAGGAGTTTGTTGAAAGGTTAGGTTGTTAATCCAGCCCAACTGTCTCTTCAATTGAGGCTTAACTATTTCTTCTTCTAAAAGTTGACTGTGCAATTTATGCAGTTTGTGCATCATTATTGGATTTCAAAATATTATTTATGCCTCTCTTTAATTTCTTGCTTATGCGTCCCTTCTTGCCTATATAAAGCTCATGTAAAGTATTTATCTGTTCCATCTGCATCTTTCTAATACGCTTGATTTCTTGCTTCAATAATTTTTCTACATCAAGCATCTATCTATCTATAAAGAGGCTTGTGGTACAAAAAATGACCCATTGCCTCACTCAAGCTCCTATCCCAATCCTTGACTGCAAAAGCAGGTGGATGTCCTTTGTCTCCTCTGCCTATAACTCTATTATACTCTGCTTCCAATTTATCTGCTAAAGCTGTGTATTGATCTACTTTGCTTTTATAATCTACAACATCCGCATCTATAATGCTATCCTTCGACTGGGCAAATTTAGCCGCAAGCATTCTAAAGCAATAAGAGGTTGCAAGTTTCACAATTAGTCTTGTATCTGTTTCTGGTATCGTACCTTCATTGTGTAAAGTTGTATACCAAACTCTCAAAGACTCACTAGAAGAAGGCACATTGTATTTCATCCTCAAGTAATAAAGGTCATTCTTAAAATAAACAGCATATCTATCTTCTCTTACAATCTTGGGCTCTTGCTTTCCAGCAGGATATTCAACCATTACAATCCAGCTAAAACCACCCATGTAATCATCAGGCAATTGAAAATCATAACTGCTCCCATCTCCATCATACTCTTTCATTCTAATTCTGGGTCTATCTTTTGAGTATTGCTGAATTGCATTATCTAAGGCTTGAGATTTGTCATTTGTAGATAAGAATGAGCCAGTATCCTTTAGCTCTATATCTATGGCATCTAAATATTCTTGCCTAGTCATTTATAGCTCCTCTAGAGACTCCATTAAAATTTTAGTTTGATTCAATACACTTCTTATTTTATCCAATTTTATAAATTCTTGCAAGGACAATTCATTTCGCAACAGTTTATCTCCTAAATCATCCAATTCCAATAAGATATCGTGGAGATGATGAGATATTGACTTAACTATTAATTCTAACTCTTCTAAAAATTCTAAATCTGTTTTTATAAATCGTGATTCCACAGCCTGTAATTCTAGCTTACAATAGCAAAGCCATACAAATCTTCTGAGCTTACACTGCCTGTTATAGTAATGACATTACCAGATATACTGCATGCAACACTCGTGCCATCCTCTTTCATCAAACAGCATCCATGCACAGTTGTATAATCTCCCAATGTAATTGTATCATTTGTGCTTGCAGAAGGTGCTTTAAACTGCACTCTTCTCTTCTTCCTCAATAACTCACTACTTATAATTTCTTCGCTTATATCTGCCATATAAGCCTCCTATTCTATCTCAATAAAGGGCATCAAGCAGGACATTTCAGCAGGTGTCATTTTTATTCCATCCAGGTCTTGTAATTTAATTTTGATAACATCCAGTTCTATCTCTATCTCCTGCTCCTGCAATTCTCTTAGCTCCTTTATAAACTTTGACATGTCTTCAATTTCATAATTGCCTCTTGAATCTATCTTTGCCTTTTCATTTTCATCCTTCGCACTATACTTCTCTGCTATCCTTCGCTTCATTTCAAAATAGGTTTGGGACTCTTGCCTTATCTTTTCAAAATTCTTGCTAATCCAGAATGCTAAGGTTATAGGTAGGTCTTTTCGCTCAAGTCTTTGAGACTCTATTGCAAAGCTCTCAAAAAATGAGTTTTTGATGCTAATTTTCTTTTTGGTTGATTTCATACTATCCTCTCTTGATTTTAGCTTCTAATTCTTTAACCCGCAATATTAACTCTTTAACTGCCGCTAAGATAATAGAATCAATTAAATCTGCATTCACAGAGGAAATTTCAAAGGTAAAGTATTTTTTGCCATCTTTTTCTATTTCCCCTACCTTTCTTGAGACTAACTTAGCTACTTCCTCCAACTTATCCTTTTCATCTTCTGCAACCTCAACATATTCTAGATTTCTGACGAAATTGGGCCAAGAGTCATGTGCTATGTGTCTGCCTGCTTGTACAGTAAAGTCATCTGTTTTTAAATCAAATAACACATCACAAGCAGGTTTGGTTAAGATTCCAGATAAATCTACAAGAGAGCAATAGTCGTCTGTTGTACAGTAATGCACCGTGGATATATAAGCATTAGCAAAGCGAGCGTTACTCGCACCAATATTAGAATCACTAGCTCTTCTTTGTACTAAATGAGCATTGAGAGTGCCGAAATAACCAGCTCGAAAATGTTGATAAAATTCTCCAATATCATAAGTATTATCACTTGATGGTACTATCTTCTCGCAAGTGATGGTATTGCTAAAGGTGCAAGGATCATCGAAAACACAATCAGCAGTGAAGGATATTTGATCAGCTGTAATGGACAATCCGCTGGAAACTCCAGAAATAGCCCCTTTCAACACTCCACCATAAAAGAACTGTATGTATGAGCTATATCCCGCTTGACCAATTTCTATACGGTCATTCGTAGCTCCAAATTTACCCCTTCCATATATCAATAAGTCATCTCCATCCCATTTTAAATATTTATTTGCATTTCCAATGTTCACCTTATATGTGCCCGAATCATTCCCTATCCAAAAACCCGCATTTGTATCGCTATAAGAAGTCTTTGTAGAAGAGTGGATAGATTCATCTACAATCAAAGTGCCTGTATGGTGTTGAATTGAAGATAACTGATCTACATCTATTTTGTCTGCTGTTACACTATCGGCTTTCAAATGAGATGTATCAATGCTATTTGCGGCTATTTTGTCCCCTGTAATACTGCCCGCTTCAATTCTATCCACATTCAATGTCCCCGAAACCAGATCACCCGCATCTAACAAACCTCTTATAGAAAATGTGCCTTCACTTTTATCCCACTTACAACCTTGATTATTTGCATAATCTCCTATAATTACATCGCCTACATCTGCACCGCCTACCATGACTTTGAAAATCTCTGAATCTGCATCATCATAGGCAACTATGCCTACATTATCCGTAGGAAAGATCTCCACTCTTGCTCCAGAACTTGCAGTCTTTATGGATGCCTTAAAAATATTTAGACTCACGCCATTCCAAGTCATTTTTATGCCCGAACTGTCACCAATAGACAATTTGGGAGTACCGCCATCATTTCCTATCCAAAATCCTGTACCTGTATCAAATGCCGTTTGACCTGATCTTATAAATCCACCTTGATCTGCAATAAAACCACCTGTAACTCTAACCGTGCCTTCTACGAATAAGGTAGCTTGGTCTCTATCCCATCTCAATCCATATCCATAACCTGAGGGTAAAGTTTCCCATGCAGAAGGTACCTCAGTGTATATTGTTATATCTGTAAACTGAGTCAAATCATCCCAATCATCAAATTCAATGGAATACCTTGTAGCAGTTATCCTAACAGTCAAATCATTCTTCACTTCAACACTATCTACAATTGCCTGATAAGTGCCACCATAATTGTCTCCATTGATTGTGATAACATCCCCTGGCTCTAATGCCAAAAGCTCACTTCTACTTTCAAAGGATAACTCTGCAATCTTAAAGAATTTTCTTTGAAATACAAGACATGCCAATTTTTGCACATGAACTGCATTTTGTACCCAAGGTATATACACTTCTTCATCGCTTATATAATCAGTAGTTGTCCCTTTGCCTGGTACAAGCGCTTTCAACATATTATCTTGAGGTTCACCTTCTTTTTGCCATACTACATATCCACTGTCAGATAGCTCCTCAGACAATTTAGAATAATCAAAACTTTCTTTTGCTACTAACGATGAAGTTACAGTCTTTTGGCTTGTCTTGGATAAAACAGACAGATACAACTTATCTCTTACCAAAATCCTTGCATGACATGAGTTAAGAAGCATTGCTAAAATATCCCTTCTATCTGACTTTGTCCACAATCCACCATTAAAGGTTAAGCCCCAGTTATTAAATGTTGTTGCAGCAGTACTGAAAGAGTCATTGTCTATTTCATCCTCAGGCACGCCAAAATCTTTGAGAATCTCCTTTATTACATCCGCTGGGTTAGTAATAGAATTATAACTAAATTGAGTAGGCATATCTAATATTTTTTGTCCGTCAATCCATACGCCACATGCATCTGCTACTCCATCCAAATCTGAGTCTGCGATTATGGGCTGAAAAACACGCCATGAATTGCCAAATTGGTCTGACTTCGTGTATTGATTAAAAGAATATTCTGAAGAAGACCATGTCTCTTTTATACCCCACTCTGAAGGAGCATGTACTTCTGTTATTGTATATGTCCTGTCTATGGGCCCAAGAAGGTAATATCTTGCTCCCTCTATCTCTACAGGTCTAAGCGGAATATAAGCAGTGCCAAAACATACAGGCACACATACATCTTCATCCTCATAATACACATCTGGAAAGAGAGCCTTAACAAGTTGGGTATTAGGATAAGCTCCTTCTAGATATTTTTGCAAAAAATCTTCACATTCTAGAGTGATGGTTTGATAACGGCCGTAAGCCTTTATAATATTAAATTTCCATTTAGCGATGAGAGTATCATCCACTAAGAGTGAAATCAGAACCTCTCCATTTGTAAAATCATCTGCAGAGTAAGTATTACCTACATTGCCTATTTCAATTCTTACTTCACTAGGCGCAATTACATTTTCTTCCGAACGACTCCTGTTCAAAGAAATACCAGAAAACTCAACTATGTTAAATGAGTAGCTTGTTGAGTTATAAGTATAATCTCTTGTTGACCAATGATAAGTATTGCTGTTCTTATCTGTTACATCAAAAAGCCAAATTATGGATTTATAAGAGTTTTGCAATAGCTCTAATTGTGAATCTGTTAAGCTAAGCATTGTAATGCCTCACTTATGGTATGATACTTGTAATCTGCCATCTAAAGTAGAAGCCCTAATTGCCTTAAAATTGGATACATTGCTGTTGCCCGTGATCATAATATTTTGACCTGGCGATATATAGTGTCCTTCTGTTGAGGTTGGTGTTGAGCCGTCCATCCAAAATCTAATTGCACCGCCATTAGGATCTAAGGTGCAGAATGCTATTTTGCACTGTGCAATTTTGCTTTGTGTGAATCTCACTACTGTTGAGCTTACAATTATTGTTTCTTTATCGTAAGCATCATATATACTGACTGCAAGACCTGATATGCCAATGATTTTTAATCTAACAGGGTCAATTGAATATACCTTGCTTGGATCTGTAATTCTGTTAAGGTCTTCATTAAACCTTACTGTGTATATCTTGCTATTTCTTGGATTTTTCCATCTAAAGGTCTTATATTTCTTTACTACAACAAAGAAATCAAATAACTGCCTTCCTTCATATTGTGTTAACAGAGGCCATCTTAACTGTACATAAGACTTTATATCTCCAAGCTCAATCCGCTTTTCTTCATATCCAGAGCCTTCCAGTATTTTTTGCCAAGGCTCTTCTGTTTCTTCTATTGCCTCTTGCGGGTCAACAGGCAGTAAGTGATCATAATCAGGTATCATATCTCACTCCTAAGTCCATTTTAAACTCGCATATCCCAGAACTCTCAGAGTTATGCTTAACTCATCTGTAAATAAACCATGCCTAATTACATCTATCAAATCCGTATCAAATCTTACAACATAAGTATGTCCATCTACTGGATGAGTCCATTTAAAAGAACGCATTTTGCCATTGGCTTTGGTTTCATTTGTGTAGAACTCAATTAGCTCCTCAATTTGACTCTTTGTTAGTTTAGATAAATTCAATGTAACTCTAAAATCTGGCTGTGCTATTTGTATTCTTTCTTCATCTCCACTGTCAACCTCAAGAATATTAGTTGTAACAGTAACACTTTCACTGAAGGAAGCAATCGGTAAATTAGGCAAGGTAGCGTCATAATCTGGTGTCTTTTGGGAAAGAGATTTTGCCATATATCCCATTAGAGCCGCATATACAGCAGATTGGGATTGGGACAGAGAATGAGATAGTATAACTTGGCCTACTGCTTGAGCAAGACCAGATTGAGTTTGGGAAAGAGAATGTGAAAGAGTTATTTGAGATTGAGCCTGAGCAAGACCAGATTGAGTTTGGGAAAGAGAATGTGAAAGAGTTATTTGAGATTGAGCCTGAGTAAGACCAGATTGGGATTGGGATAATGAGTAAGATAGTTCAAGATTCATTGGAGATATCCTTACTCTATCTTGAGTTTGGGATAGAGAGTGAGACAAGGAAATAGATTGCGGGACTAACCGAACTCTATCTTGCGTTTGAGACAATGAATGAGATAAGGAAATATTCCTTTCACATGTTACTGAACTTGTTTGGGATTGGCTTTGGGAGATTTGTAGAGTTACACTGCCCAAGATTTGATAACTTACTTCAAGATATGGATCATCAGTGCTTTCTGAAGAACTTATTTTAATACCCAATTCATGAGAACCATCAACAGGAGCAACATCGTCACAATCCAAATCTCCAGATCTAATGCCTAATTTCGTATATCCAGTTTTATCAATCCAACCTAAACCAGTAGAATTTAATGAAAATGAGCACCATCCAGTAGTAGAAGGAACTTCCAATCTACTCGCTCCTTCAGTTGGATTGTTAACTGCACCACATTGGTCAAAATCATCATCTACTAATGATGAAGTTGATGCTTGAGAAGTATGAACTAATGAAAGATAGTTAGTACCAACATTTTTAGCTTCTATGGAACAAATATAAAAATGAAAGTTAGCTGAGATAATATCAGCAGTGTCTGGAATTCCTGAAGTATCAATTGGAAAGAATGTTCTATAACAATAATAATCGTTAGCACCTTGTATAACATAAAGATTAATTTCAGTTCCTGTATAATTTGTCAAATCACCACTCGATGCATCATGACATGTATCCCAATTAGGATCATACTTTCTAATGTATCCATCTCCACTCCCCGAATAATAACTCGTTGTAGTGTCTGTATAAACTGGATATGTAGCTTTAAGCAAAAAATCTTTGGGCAAAATTTTTGTAAGTATGGTCTTGTTGCCCTGACTCTTCAGTCGCACCTGAATGTAAGTCATGTTACCAGCAGAATCCCAAATCCTTAAAGGACGAATCCAAGACTCACGATTTAGACCGATAATAAAAGGCACATCTCCCAAAATCTCTAAATCCTTATCTCCTTTCCATTCTGTAAACTCACCTGTCTCTTTATCTTTCCATTTTATTTTTTTACCAGAACTTATCAGCTCAAAGGAGAATTCTAAATCCTTGACTAATTCTTTGGGCTGTTTTCTAATGACAATGTACTTTCTAAGACTTAGCCTACCTGTTTCAATTTCCAAGTCAATCCCGTCTCCAAATGCATTTGGATATACGATTTTTCTCCTACTTTCATCCAATTTGCCAGCAACATGAGACACACCCAAAGGAATAAACGAGACAGATTCCTCTGGCAATTCCAAATCTTTCTTTGTCTTAACATCTACTAGGCAAGAATGAATAAATTTAAACTCTCCATCAGCATATTTAGGAATTTCAGCCTCGTAATTAGACTTTCGCATTTCCCAGCCATTCTCAGTAGGAATTAAAGTAGGATCTATGTCCTCAAACGCTTTTGTTTGTTTATCCTTATAGTGAATATGTCCTACATGTGCACGAAAGGTAAAAGTCCCATCTCCATTATAGAATACTTTAGAGTTTAACGTACGTTTATGTTTTAACTCAAACTTCTTGCTCATTCCTTGTTATAGCCTGTTATGCTGCACTTGCAGTAAGAGTTATTGTAACCTGAAGAACATCACCATTGTCTAATGTTTTGTCTCCTGAAGAAAACGCTCCCACACCATATAGAATGCCCGAAGTACCTCCCTTTGTACTATCAGTTGTCACAAATGCACCGCCTATTGTCGTGTTGTCTGCATTTATTGTGAATTGGGCTTTATTTGCAGAGTTATCTACAGATTTATTTGATACAGTGCCAAGAGTAAGTGTAGGTCTGGCAGATTCACTATAGGCAGTAACCTCATTCCAACCTGAATGAGAAGACATGGTATCACTTGCAGAAGGTGTAGGAGAACCATCTGTAAGCCCTACATAAAATGCAGCTGTGTAATTGCTTCCTTTGAAATACTTATCTAGATTATCATTCAAACCTTCATCCACAACAAGATTATCAAATTCATCTACCCATTTGAGCTTGCCATTCTTGTCATAGCATTCTACTTTGTAGTGTGCGCCCCAAAGGGGCCTAAAATGGACCCCTCGCTTTGCAACAATATTTGCTCCCACATCCATTCCTTGCTTGAATTTTTCTTCCATTTCAAACACCTCCAAATTAATGTGTTATTCTTCTTATCTGTTTCACTAATTCTGGATGACCTCTTCTTATTTGTTCTGCTGTGACTGCTGCTATTTCTCTGCCGTCTATATGTAAGTGTATAGAAGAGGTTTCTTTTGAAGATATACCTGCACGAATCAAAGAAGAGGCGATAGACTCACCTAATTTATCCGCATCTATCTCCACTTTGATATTTGCATTGCGAGGTATTACGATTTCTCCTGGATGGAGGTGATATACACCTTCCTGACCGATAATGCCACCTGTTTGCAAACTAGTGATAATGACTTTGTTGGTTTCGAAAATTTCGTATAATCTTTTAAGATAATCATTTCTTTGTTTATCAAGTTCAATGGATTGTTCTATGTGTGCAAGCATGTCATTCATTCCATTTATTCGCCACTCTTTCTCTGGAGTTATATTGCCATTCAAGATATCTTCAACTCTGGAGAGATAATCTGCTTGATATTGCAATTGTTCTAAAACATCATCTCTGAACTCTGGAGGCACAATTTCCATTATCATTGTCTCCTGCATTTCTTCAAGAAGGTCGTAGACTTCATTCATCTGTTCTGCGTATTCCTGTCTTAAATCTTCTATTTGCTGCTCTAACTCATCGTTTAACTGTTCCATAACATCTTCCAGTGCAATTTCTGCTTCTTCTACAGTTTCACGAATGCTATCAGCCAAATCTCCTAAGGTTTGTACTTGGTCTTCTGCCACATCTCTAGCCTCTTGCAAGGTGGCAAGGACATCTTCATATACATCGATATATTGACTCGGCATAAATGTTCTTGCCATTTCTAAATAAGTCTCTGTAAAGGAGATAAGCTCTTTGGCTGCTTTAGAATCCCCCGCGACCATAGATTCACGCAGTTCTTCCCATCTCCTCTGTATGGCTTCCCAACTTTGAACAGGTGCAAGTTCGCTGACTGTTGTTAGTTCATCTATCAATTGCTTTGCAGATTCCATAACGTCTTCCCATGCAGATTTTTGCTCTTCCAAAGCATCTATTTGTTCTTCTTGCCAATCTCTCCATATATCAAATGCCTCGCTCACGCCTTCACCTACTTGTTGTGCTTTTTCCCAAGCCTCACCCCATTGCTCTCCTACATCATATCCTCTTTCTGTAAGAAGGTCTGCAATATCTTGCCAAGTGCTGTAAATTTCTCCTGTTTCCTTATTAAAACCTTCCATTCTTGCTTCATATTCTTTTTCAAGATTTTCAACTTCTTGTTCGTAAGCCTGCTCCAATAAATCAATATAATTCTCGGCATCTTCTAAAATATTTTCCCAATTAGACGCCATTGCTCTGAGTGCTTCTTCATTGCCTGTTGCAGTAATTTCTTCCCAAGTATCTGCTATTCTATTCCATTGAGCTTCTGCATCCTCCAATGCTTTTGCTACATATTCTTCGCCTAATGAGAACTCTTCAATTTGTTCTCTCAAATCTTCCAAGGGCTCGATAAATGTTTTGTACAAGACATCTGCTATTTTTATAGCAGCTGCTTCTTTGATTTTTTCCAAATATTTAAGTTGTTCTTCGATAGCTTGCCCAATAGTATCAAGCAAATCTTCTAATGCCTGAATAGTCTTATCCAAATTCTTAATCAGATATTTCCAAATTTCTTCTGGGTCCATTTTAGAAACTATTTCTTTGATAGTATCGGGCAAGAAAGGATATATCCAACGACCAACAGTTTCCTCCAAAACATCTGCAAATTCATCCTGAAAAGCTCCCAAATTTTGTTCAAAGAAATAAGTCAACCACTTTCTAACTTCTTCAGGAGTAAATTCTCGCCATTCCCATACTTCTTCAAACCATATATTTGTCATATCCTTTGCAATCTCGGCAAACAAATCCAACCAAGTCATAGTTCCTTCTTTCACATCTTCTAAGAACTCAAGCCAATCTTCTAAATAAGACTCCCAATGATCATAAAGCTCTTCAAAAGGTCTTCCTGTTTCCTCCGCTATTCTCTCCATAAATGCGTCGAAAAAATCCTCTATTGCTAATGCTGCAATGTCCCATTTGTATTTTTCTAAATAAAGTTGCCTTAGGAATTGATCCAATGGTTTGCCTAATATCTCAGGAATGATCTCACCCAATCTTTCCCAATAAGGTTCTATTTTTTTCAAATCTTCAATGACCTGTTTCAAACTTTCTATTGTGGTAATTCCATATTGCTCCAATCTTGAAGGCCACTCAAGTCTAAGTAATGCTTCTAATATCTCTTCTGTTTTCCTTGTTAATTCCTTATACCAATCTAAAATATCAGCAATTTCTTGTTCCCAATCAGATGTGTAATTAACTAGGTCTCTTACTTCCTCTACATCATCTTCAATTAGATCCAACATCTTTTCCCAAGCTGTTCGTTCTATTAAATCAATCAGAAGATCGACATTATATCCAATCTTCTCCAAATAATCTCGATGCTTCTCAAGCAAGTATATCCACATCTCAGTTGTTTCAATAATTTCTTCCAATTCCTTTTCAAAATCATACAAAGGATTGAGTGCTTCTTCTATCCAATCTGCCAAGGCTTCTGTAAGCTCTTCTATTGCATCAACCAAATCTTCTATTTCATCCCATAGTTTCCACGGATCAAAAAATGGATGAGTAAGTGGGCTCCCTCCAACTGGAGAGGATGCAGGCATGTAACTTCCCAATTTCGACAACGGTATTATTGCTTCAGGCCCAGCTTCTCCCACAAGAAGTAAAGTAGGCCGAGTCACAATTCCACCTGCTTGAGCCCCTCCCACATTAACATTGCAAGTACAATCGCAGTGACAATGGCTCTCACATACACATTGAATGGCAGAAATGGAAGAAGATATAGAGCTTGCTGCACTTGAAATTGCAGATTCAATAGAGGATGCTGCGGTTGAAATTTCACTGCAGATTGATTCACTGGCACTATCAACTGCTATTTGAATGCTGCTAAAACCAGTTGTGTTTGTTCCAATTAAAGAATTAAGTTGCCCAATAATGTTTGTTAAATTTTGATTGATCGCTTCCAAACTGGATTTCATTTCGCCCATTAAAGGTAAGATTTGGTCTTGGATTAGAGTTACCTCATTGACGAGAGTCTCATTCATTTCTGGCAATGTATCTGCGGTTGTCTGAGTTAATGTGCCTATATTTTCATCCATATTTATCAAGGGCTCGTTTAAGGATTCTAAACTTTCTGTCAAAGCCTCAAGCTCTTCTGGTGGGATGCCTCCATATTCAAGACCTGTCATAGAGTCTATAATGCCCTGCCCTGCTTCCTCAACCGTATCTATTAAGGCATTCAATGAATCAATTGTTGCCTGAGTTAGTTCGTTAATCTCATTCTGTAAATCTTGATTTAATGCCTCAAGTTCTGCTTCCATAGATTCGTCTAATTGACTTAATTCCATATCTAACTGCTCTTCCAGCAATTCTAATTGTCTTTCAAGATCATCTCTCATATCTTGAAGCACCTCTAGCTCAGATTCAGCCTCAGCTCCGATAGATTCTAGTACATTAAGGAGATATTCTTGCAATTTTGTTAAAATCAACCCTTCTCCAAAAATATCTTCTACAAGATCTAACAAATCTGGAATTAAATCTAGGAGTTCTTCTATTAACTCAGGCTTTTCTTCAGTAGCAGCCTCTGAAATTTGCTCCAATAAATCTTGAAATTCAGTCCAAGCAGATTCCAAGGATTCTACAGGCGTTCTACTCATTTCCTCGATTTGATCTATTAAGTCTTCTACCTGCTCTTGAATAGACTCCCACGCATTTATTAATTCTTCTGTTTGGGCAATTTCTTCTCTTATAGCATCCATTCTTTCTTCATATTCTTCTCGAATTCTTTCTCGCTCTTCTTCGTATGATTCTCTAATAAGTTCCTCTCTTTCTTCATATTCTTTGCGCAACTGTTCTATTTGATCCTCGTATGCTTGCTCTTGCAAGTCAATGTATTCATTTAAAAGCTCAAGGAGATATTCCCATTGAGAAGCAAGAGTTTCTGTGTCTGAGGCAAGCAAGGTCATGATTTCATCCAGAATCTCAGATATCTCAGCAGCACGCTCCTCAGGTGGTACCTGTATATTGGCTTCTAATCCTTGTATTTCTTCTCTGAGCTCCTCTAAAGGTGTTAAGAATATTTCTTCCAATTGCATCCTGTATGCAAGGATTATTTCCTCAATGGAGTAGCCCAAAGATTCCAATACTTCTTGATGTCTCTCAAAGAAATCTGTTGCTGCTACATACCATTCATTAATTTCATCTACAGCCTTTTGAAAATCGCTCCGAGTATCTATAATGTCTTCTATGGGTTTGAAGAATTTAGCTGCCATTGCTTGGTTCAATCTATCTATTGCCTCTCCTGTTAGACCCAAAGCCTCGGCTTCTTGTAACATTTCCTGATACCATTTCTCAATTTCATGGATTTCCCTTACTGCTTCAGGCATTGTAAATTCTTCTATCACTCCTTCAATTTCTTCTATAAAGTCAGCAACTTCTGAGAGATATGCAGATATGGTATTTTGCATTTCTTCTAACTTTTCAGCCGCTTCTTCCTCGTCCAAGCCTGCAATTTCTGCTGTGTATTTATCTACTATTGCCTTGACTTGTTCTGCTGAGTCTTCTATATATGCGCCAATTATATCCTCCCCATATACAGCCATCAAATTAAGCATAGTTTGAGTATATTGCATTGTTGCATCAAATAACGGCTGTAAAGTTGTAACTGTATAATCGTAAAGTTTTTCTAACTCCTCTGCATGTTCATGCCCAACTTCTCCTAGTTCTTCAAACATAGATTCTAAATCTTCCCAAGGTTCTACGCCTGCTGCCTCAACAATTTCCTCAAATGTTCGCTTCAACCCAAATTTTTCAAATAAATCGATTCCCAAGAGCTTAGAAAGCTCATCTACCAGAGGAATACCCCAAGAGAGATAAGTATTAAGTAATAGGTCTGTTGCAACTTTCTTTCCTAATTCTTCCATATCTTTGCGTCCTGCAGCAAACTTGAGTTCAAGTTGAGGCAGGGATTCTATGAATGCATCCCTCGTATCTTCTGGCAGCATAGAAAAGTATGTATTGTATATATCTACAACACCTTGAGTAAAATCTAAGAAGGCGGCGGACAAATCTTCCATGCTTCCTTTCACATCACGCCATTGCAAAATAATTACTCTGGCATTTTCTGTGGCTTCTTCAAATCTTACTCGTCCCTTTGTTCCACCTGAAACTTCACTTATTTCTTCTGCATATTCATCTGCTATTTGAGATGCTTCTGTTAAAAAGGTTAGGGAGGCTTCCAGAGTACCTCTAACTGTGGGCCATTTTCTTCCAAAAATACTGCCAAATATCGGTATCCATCCAGTAAGAAAGGATAAACTGAGTTGCCAGAAAGTAGACATGTTTTCCCACCATCCTGTTTCAAGGCCAATTGTTGTACTCGCCATTCCAGCAGCAGGTGCTCCCACAGATATCCATTCTGTCTTACCTTTAAATATGGCCTTCCCAATTTCTGCTGTTGCAATTGTAGCGACCGCAATTACAGGATGCCCTGTAAGCATAGCTACTGTCGCAGCTGTTCCTCCCACTGCTCTCCAAGGTTCTCCTCCCACCATTCCAGCAATTCCATATCCAAGTGCTCCTATCGCTCCTGTAAGTTTACCTATTCCACTTGTAAGCCAATCCATTACAGAGTCCCAGATGTTCCTAATATTTATTGCAGAATCCGCAAACTGACCTTCCATATCTTTAACATTTGTGATCCAAATCGTATCAAAATCCAGCTTCTGTCTTATCATTTTTGCAATCATTTGGGCAAAGTGCCCAACGATTGCATCTCTCATAGCTATGAATACATCTTCAAGTTTGCGAGTGCCTAATATAATGCCCTCAAAGGCATCTGCAACAGAGGTTTCCAAGATTTCACCTAAGTTGATTGCATAGGCATATGTATCTAAGAAGATTTCCTTTTCTTTCTCAGCAGCAATCTCTGCTATCTTAATTTTTTGTTCTTGCACATCCTTATAAATCTCCATTTCTTTTATATCGAGGTCAACAAGAGCAGCAACTTCATCTAATCTAAGTTCTCTTGACTCTTTAGCTGCTTGTTCTTCTATTTTGTTTCTTAGATTAGCTAACTTTTTGAGCATACTATTTTGGAGAGATACAACTCGATTCCATTTCTCAGCTTCCCATTTCTCTACTTGTTGTACTCGATAGCGATATTGAGCCTCTAGACTGCCTGTCAATTCAGATTCTATTCTCAATCTTTCTGTTGCTAGGTCTTCTGTAATTGAAGCCATTTGAGCCTGGTATCTTTCATAATCTAACATCAGAGTGTCATAAGCATCATCAATCTTCCGAATAGCCTCTTCGATTTTTTTAGTATCAGGTGGCTTGAGTCTTACCTCAATCTTAGAGATTTTCTCAACATTTTTAGATATCTCATCTGTAATCCTTTTATTCTCAAAGTTTTCCCTGTACCACTCATCTGTCTTTTTTATTATTTCTGTCAATAAATCAGGATGCTTTGTAATCCTTTCTTCATATTCTTTGTAATGTCTGATGATTTCATCTTTGATTAATTTCTTCAGTTCTTTCATTTTGCTGAGATCAAAATGAAGCATAGCCTTTCCCATTTCCATCATTCCTGCAGTCAGAGTGCCTATAACCTTGCCAATTAGCTCAAATCCAGCATAAACTTTGGGAATAGCAACCTTATACCAAGAACTCAGTAATTCTAGACCGATCGCTAATCTATGTATTACCTCCAGTAATGTTGCTAGCAATGTTTGCAAAATAACTTTATGTTGACCAAGGACATTTGAAACACTCCTAATTATAGATAAAATATCTTTCCAAAATTTTTCTAAGCCTTTGATAATGCTCAAGGAAGTATCTGTTAATTCTTTGCTTTGCCTTAATGATTTATTTATGCTGTCAACAGTCTCTTTCATCCAATTAAAGAATGGTTTAAATCCTGCAACCAAAATCTCATCATATATTGTACTGAGAGTGGACTTTATAGCATCCCAAGTATTTCCCACCTTATCTTGAAGAGTGGTAAATGCTCCTAGAAGTTTTAAAATATAATCCATTCGTTCTTCAACTGTTTTTAGTGATTGAATATGCTTCTTATATTCAGGATCGAGGGCCGCAGCAAGTTTAGCTAACTCTGCTCCCATTCTTACATTGCCTTCCATAAAGGCTAAAACCTCTTGATAAAGTTGTCCTGCCCTATCAATGTGAAATGTCAATAACTTAGCAGCGGAAGCAATTGCCAACCAAGCCTTGATATGTCTTTCGTTTTGAAGATCAATTGTAATACCCTGTGCTATCAATGCTCGCATAACTTCCATCAGATCATCTGCTGTGCCTATAAATTCAGCATCCAATTGTCTAGCTGCTTTGTGAAGCTCTCTTACATAAGGCAGGGCTCTTTCAAATGCTTCTACATAAGTCTCTCCTGGTTTTAATTTCATAAAAGAAGTTAGAGTAGCAGTCAAAGATATAATTTCAGATTCCCATCTACTGCTCACTTCGATTGATCTAGATATAGCTCCTGTAACTGCTCTTACTGCTTCAAGAAACCCAACAACAGAAACATATCCCATTGCAAACACAGCAAATGTGCTCTTCCAATTCTGAATAAACCTAGATAAGACACTCTGCTGCTCCTTGAGTGCAGAAGTAGTACGCCTTACAGCCTGCTCTGTTCTTTGAACGGGCTCAGGAGAGGGAGGCTTACCTGCTTCTCTCCAGCGTGTGGTTATCGTGATACTGACGTCGTAGCCAACCATTTACTTTCTTCTTCCTCTTTTAATTTTCTCCATTTCTTCTTTTTCCTTGAGTTTGATTTCCCTTTCCAGAATTTCCAATCCTTTCCACTCAGAAAGAGACAAGTCATCCATCAAGAAGGTACAACCAATACTCTTTAGAGTATGCAACCAAATTATGTAGTTTGAGTAAGCAATCCAATTTGGATCAAGATCCTGTTGCCAATTCTCTGGATTATTCGGGCAACTTTTACAAGCCTTTCCGCCCGAAATTTTATAAGCATCACAAGTTTGAGGATTGCAACTATGCCTTAAGCTCCGCTTGAAGATTCCCCCAATTGCTCCTCCATTTCGGCTTCACCTTCAACTACCAGGCCAGCTACTCTATCGATTACAAACATCTTATGTCTAGGTGGAATCAGGTCAATCCAAGATTCATATTTCTCTCCACGACGCTGACTTATCTCTTCTAACTCTTCCTTCGTAACATCCATTACACTTTTATTCCCATAAGCAGAAAGAGTATATCCTTCCACTCTCTGTATAATCTTTCTATACAGCCATTCTGCTGCATCTGTCGTTCTATCTTCCCATTTAAACCGCCTCAACCCACCTCTAAACTCACTCATTCTTTTTCTGTATTCCTTAAACTCTGAGGTCTTGGGCCTTCTTACATAATGCTTTAATTCAAATTCTTTTCCATGCTGTGTGTCTATAAGCACGATTACTTCTTCATCTAAGGATAAATCGAAACCTCCATAATTTGGCATCCCTTACCTCCTATTTAATCTTATTTGCCTCGAAGAGGCAATTATACAAATTTAATTGTTATCTCATTATCTCCACTCTCACTTGCTAACTTGATAGGAATATCCAGTGCCCTAATACCGTCTCTATCTGCATAAGCCAAACTATTCTCCTGAATTGTAGGACAAGAGATTATAATCTTATTTCCACCTGCGCTTCCAATGGTACAGCTTAGAGATTTCTTTGTTGCATTTTTCCAAATCCCAAAGAAGTCATAAGTAGCAACAAGTTCCATCTCAGGATTGATTCTTCCATTTGCATCTCTGTTTGTAATCGTGATTTCACGCATAGCTTCACTTGAATTGACATCTCTAATCTCAGTAAGAGTATTTGCCAAGTCAAGAGTAATTGACTGCACTTTAGGGGAGAAAGAATCGAGTTGCAAGTTCAAGGATTCAACAATAGGTGGCTGAGTATCGTCATATTCTCCTGTCACCAAGCTGGCATCTACAACATCCTGATATAGTCCTCTAAATGTCCAGCTAATTCTAGGAAATGCACCCGCATCAAGTGTTAATACAGCAGTACCTCTGCAACCTACAACTTTATGCAATACACCATCAAAATAGACATAGAGAGTAGCACTCTCAAAGTTTGTAGAAATAGGCTGATAAGAAGCAGTTAAATCTGAATAAGTAGTGGGAGTACCTGAAGTAGAGCCATAAGTCACGCTTTCACTTAATCCACATGCTCTGAATAAGACTCCTATTTCAGGAATAATGTCACTTGTAGAAGTGCTTGAGTTTGTACCTGAACCCTTAATCTCAGTATCAAATGTAACCTCTACTGTCTTAGCACCGATAACATGAGGATAGGGTGAGATAGAGCTCCTTACAAAATCCCTTGTGAGCAAGTCACCTGAAGGAGTCACACTAGGAGCAGTACAAAGAATAGCATCCGCTGTTCCTGGGCTTGCATCCGTTCCATAATTGCTCTCAATCTTTGCCAATACAACACTTCTTCTTGTTAATAAGGACATTATTTGTCACCTCCTTCCTTTGTTTCTTTCTTTGCTTTGACTTCTTTCTTTGCTTTAATCTTTGCTTTAGGCTTGGATGGAGCAGGAGAGTAATGTCCGCCTGCTCTGCTTTGAAATTTCATTTTACCCATTTCAAGCCTCCTTTACAATGTAATTCTTTCTCTTACTCTGAGTATAATCTCTGCATAATGTGCAACAATAGAACCAAACATTCTATTTTCTACAACACTTACTTCTGGTGGGTCTGAATCCAAACATTTCCCATTTAAATTGTAATTCGTTCTAAATGTTGTGCATATCGTCTCTATTAAGTCTTGAAATGTCTTTTCTGTTGCTTTTGCATCATTCAAAGGGTAAAAGCCTACTATCTTAAAAGTATAAGTCCTTAAATTATGGTCTGTTTCAAATCTTCTGTCCTCTGTTGTGCTTGTCCTTGTAATCATCCAGCCATGATATGTGCCATTGGATTTAAACAAGTTGAAAAATCCCTTCCAATCTCTTGTATCCCATCGCAGATAATCATACACCTTGCCTATCCCACTTATGCCTTCTAGAATTGTCTTAATTTCGCTTCTAATTGTGCTTAAACTCATTGCTTTATCTTAAGAATGTAGGTGCTTATCGAAAACTCTCTTTACAATATCTGGCACAAGCCCAACCAAAACGGAATGGGATTTTTTCACAAAGTGCTTTGCAGGTATCCCTTTTTCTCCTATTTTTCTAGCTATTCTTGCAGAGGTTGATAAGAAAGGAGCAAGACCTCTTAGTCTTACCCATTCATATAGTCTTGAACCTCTGTCCCAAGGAGGCACGCCTTCATAATGTCTTCCGTGTTTTGTATATCCATAAGCACTTGCTTTTACTCCATATTCAACTGCTTCTGCATATCCTACAGAAGGTCTCTTTAAGCCTGTTGCACTTATACCATACATTACAGGGTATCCATATACAAGTTTCTTTCCTATGGAGTCTTTTAATGCCCCAAAAGCAATGGGTGCATGTTCTTTCATTAAATCCATTGCAGATTGGGTTATGCTTTCTGTGCTTTTCTGTCCTGCTTGCATAATGCGATTTTTAATATCTGCTTTGATTTGTTCTAAAACTCTGCTTATATTTTCTAATTTAGCTAATATTCTTGTCATATTGCTTTTGTATAAATTCCTCCTTCTGTCTTTCTCCAAGTCCTAAAATTCCTAGGTACTTGTATGAAGCTCCTTGGCAGTCCTCGGAGCGTTCTATATAAATCGGAGCGATACATGATTTCACGGACTTCGTCTTGAGACCAAGCTGTATTCGCAACAACTGGCTCGGCGATGATGCCTTTAAAAGGATGTTTATGAGTATGATAAGCATTTGAGCCAATAAATAGTTTACTGCTTCTAGTATCAATAGTGTGTGAACCAATATTTAAATTCGCTACTTCATCACCATTTAAATACGCTCTCATGTATTGTCCATCATATACTGCAATTTCATAAACCCACTTATGATAAATCGGAGTAAAGGTAAGTTTTTTAAAACCATCGGGATAGCCTAAATTATCAACATAGAGAACAAATTGTCCAATTTTCAAATCATAGTCACCTTCATTATAGCTAGGTCTATATTTAATTATTATATGTTTTCCTGAATTTTCTATTTGGGCCAATATCCACGCTCCTAACGTAATTTGATTAGAAATTTTCAAGCTCTTATCTTCTCCACAATCCAAGTAAGTACTATCATCTCCATCAAACTCAAACCCCATACCCTTGGGGCAATCATTACTGGCCTCGCCCCGCCGTGAGGTATTCCGTGGTTTCCAAAGCGGCTAAGGTCAGTCCATTTGCCGCTTCGGCAGTCCTTTGGACGATGGGACAATTTCAGTACAGTTATTCTTCTAGTTAGCTCAAACGCCCCAATATCAACACCTGCTCCCCAAGGAACAGGATTATAATCAAAGTCTCTATCAAGGCCAACATCTGTCCCTGCGTCTATGCAAGGAGAGCCGACTTTGAGGTGAAAGTCTCCGTTGTCTGGGTCAACGAAAGCGGGGTCTAGGCATATAGAGTGACTATCTTGGCCAGAGGCGGATTGGTACTCAGAAAAAGTCTTTTCTGAGCCATCATAATGAAATTTTGCACCATCGGGACGATAAAAACAATTATAATCAGAAGTCAGATTTATCTGTGCTGTTTCTGCCATTTCCCTGACAACTAAATCATAATTTGTTTCATTAAATGCTACAATATTGTTCTTTAGAGTCAAACTGAGAGTTTCATCTGCGGCAGCAAAGATCAAAATACCAGCTCCATAATGTTTGTTAGCAGTAGATATGTTATCATCACACTTATATACGACATTATTATAGATTTCTATGCCAGATAAGTTTCCTTTTACTCGAATTCCTCCAAAATATCCCCCATCCGCCGTTGCTTTAATCCCACAGTTGTAAATTACATTGTAATAAACCTTATCATTTGATTGAAAGATACCTATTCCAATATGGTCTATATTATAGACAGTGTTATATTGCACGGTATTGTTTCCTGTGCCACCGTAAAGCAAAATACCCCATCCAGACCCTTCATCCCCAGCAGAAGGATGGCCACAATCATGGACAGTACATAACTCCACAATATTATTACTACCGCCGACACTAATTCCTTCTCTATCATGGCTATCTATAAGATTCCCTTGCCCAATATGATGCACATGACAGTTTCTAACTACTGAGTTTGAACCTCGTATCCAGATACCTCTGCCAGTGCATTGGGTTACTTCTGTATTGCTAATTCGTGAGTCTGATATATCTAAGTCAAACCGAATACCACAGACGTAAGCTATCTTAATCAAGCAATTATCAACTATAATATTGCTTCCAGTGCCTATAACATCAACACAGTTTCTATATGCCTGCGGATGATTGTTGCCCACTGGGTTAAGGTTTACCAAGGTAACATAACTTTTTCCACTTATTAAAATAGCACGGGTTCTTTCTCCTCTTTCGGTTACATGGTCTGAAGGGGTCCCTGAACTAGGTTTATAATATAAAGTATCAGTATCCGAATCATAGTCCCATTCTCCAGGAGAAAGATTGCCTGCTACACCTTCAGGTATAAATTCCCCATCTTCCGCAAATACCACGCAAGTAGTTGTAGTCGAGTAAGTGTATTCACCATTTTCATTTGGGCCAGACCAGTCTTCACTAGGCACTTCCTCCAAAGCTGAGATAACAGGCTTATTGCCGCTTCCGTAAGCTCCAAAAGTAATAGGATTGCCGTCTGAACCAGAAGATGGAACGGTTAATTGCTCTCGCCAAACTTCTCCTCGTTTAAAATATATATTATCCCCTGGGCTAAAAGAAGAAGAATTCACTTTGCTTATCGTTTTCCAAGGTTGTGTTATTGTGCCTGGATTGCTATCGTCGCCCAAAGTTGCATCTACATAATAGTTAGCCATTTTTCTTTCTCCTTAGCCATTCGTTTATCTCATCTTGAGTAACAAAGCCCTTTTCTTTGAACAAGGCAACCAGAGCTGTTATCTCTGCTAGTAAGTCTTGCAACTGCTCCGTCCTGGTATTCAATTCTTGCTCTGTCATCTTCATTACTTCATGCTTGATTTTGCCAACCTCTTCTTCAAGTTTAATCAGCCTTTCTACAACATCTTTGATTGTTAGTTTCTTTTTAATTCTTTTGGTCATCGTACCCATAGCTTAAAACTCTAAGTAGCTGTCATAACTTCCTCTGCCACAACACAGCTTCATTTTGCCGCTTTCTGTCGTAGCGATGTAGCCATAGAGTCTTACCCGCAGGGCCAATTTATAGCCACTAGGAATGTCAAAATCATAACTGAGCCATGCCTGCCCGCTACAGAGGTCATAACTTGTGGAGTTTGTGTTGAAATTAGTTGTTGCAGTTGCACTGGATTTGGATGTAAAGTTGCCGCTAGAGTCCACATAACCTAGATCAAAGGTAATCTTGGTTAAGTAAACATTGCCATCTGTTGAACCCGTCCTAGCAATACCTGCTTGAGCTACTGCTCTGACATATCCACCCTTTGTAGGCAAAATATCATAATGCTCTAGATCTGCAAAGACAAAAGTCTTATCAATCTGTTCAGCCTCAGTTGTGTCTGTGATTCCAGTTTTCTCTTCATAATCTAAGGTACTATCACCATCTAAATCTGAAGGAGAAGGATTAAGCATTAATAAGTAATCAAAGTCATCTCCCCAAGGATATTTATCGCTTACTTTTTGCAAGGCAAGGACTATGTTTGAGAATCCAATCTTGCTACCTGAAATCATAGCATTCCTCCTTATTTCTTGTAAGTTACTTGCAGTATTCCATCACTTGCACCCGCCTTTACTGCTTTGAAGTTGCTTATATTATTGGGCCCTGCAATCGTGATATTCTCTCCTGGTGCAACATAATGGCCTGAGGTAGAAGTAGGAGTAGAACCGTCAATCCAAAATCTTATAGCTCCACCGTCTGGGTCAAGGGTGCAAAAAGCAATTTTACAGTTTGAAATTTTGCTACTTGTAAATCCAACTGCTGTTGAGCCTATAGTAATTGTTTCCTTATCATAAGCCTCATATTCCTCTATTGAAACTCCTATTATCATTTTTGCCTCCTAACTGTGTTTTAAAATATCCACAGCCTTCTCTATAATTTCTTGTTCTGGAAGGCTTAAAGTGCATTTAAAACCTAAATATCTGTAACAATCAAAAGGGTCTTTCACCCTGCACTCTTCCATATTTGCATAAGCAAGTCTTCTCTTCTTTAAATTCCAAACTTCTTTTGGGCTTATGCTTATTTTGTAGCAAGGATAACATTCACACTTAGGACAAAAGCCATAATGGTTTTCGAAATCTCCGCCTAGATTCTCTGGCAAAGTGCCTGAATACATTATAAATTTAGGCGTATCAAAAGCACCCGAAGCATTGGTTATTGCAGATTCTGGCCCGACAACTAAGTTTGCATATTTGCACATAAGCATGGATGTTCTCAGGCCCCAAACACCTGCCATGCATTTAACTTTATCTGAACCAAACAATCTCTTTGTGCTGAAATGAGCATGACCTACTAAGTAATGCTTGCAATCAGGCACTCTTTTCATAATCTCAGTTATCCATAAAGGAGCACGAACAAGTTGTTTCGCATTGGATGAACCATACAACTGCCAAATTACAAATTTTGGATTTTCTTTCTTGAAGTCTTGAAGTATCTTTTCTTCTTCTTCAGAAAGATACAATTCAGGTCTACCTTTATCCAATTTATAGCCTGCAACTCTCATTGTCTCTTTGTAATAATTGACTCCCCTATTTTTCTTTCTTCTCTCCTCTAAAGAAGGCAAAGGAGCATCTGTGCGAAAGAGATACTTGCTTTCTATTGTATATCTCAAATCTACAATCACATCATACTCTTTGTGCCATTCATTATAGTAATGCTCAAATTCCTCTTCGCTTAGATCATCTGGAAATACCCTAATGTTATCTACATAAGGATTATTCCAAAACACTTGCTGGTTTGATTCCCAGCATGCTACATCTACTTGCTCATATCCATCTTCTTTCATAAGTCTAGGCAAAGGAGAAGTGTAAAGTGCATCTCCTATTGCCTTATAACCTCTAAATATGATTGCTTTGCCTTTGCTCATTTTCCTGTCTTATGGTCCAGTTTGGTTTAAGAGGTTTTTGTTTAGGGATTTTCTCCATTTCACAATATATTTCAGTCAGGTAGGCCCCGACCTCCCCACGATCTATCTCTGGCCTATCATGCTTAATCACTTCTAAATCTATAATCTTAAATGTGCCCCAAAACTTGGGATTAGCTACTGGCCCCAGATTTTCTGGTAAGAAATGAAAGAATGATTCAGGTACAAATTGTCTTACATGAGTAGGATCTGCAATCGCTGCACGACAGAATGCATAGGGCACTTTGATTATCAATCTACCGCCAATTTTCAAGACTCTGTATGTTTCACACATTAGTTGTTCATAATTTTTGATATGTTCAAGGATATGCGAACAATTATGGTTCATTAAATATGAACTGTAATAAGTCTCATCATCTTTTACTTTCAACGCAAAAACACTGTCATTATTTTTTACTTCTTCTATTCCTTTTATTCTTAAAATTGCCATGTTGTTATAAACATAACCATGACCAAATTGTTTTTTCTTTTCAGTGTATCTGACCTGATAAAAATATCCACATCCCTTGATTTGATAAGGACAGCCTTTTATTGATATTCTGCTTTCTGGATCATATTCATGTTTATAAATTCCTGATAAAATTCCATTTCTTAATAGTAAAAACTGTAAACCTTCGGCTAATTCTCTACTAACAGTGACTAGAGAGCAGATTCCATTTGAAATACTTCCATCACCTGCTAGAAACCCGTCTACTAAAGCCTTCTGCTTTTTGGGATTAATCCAAAAAATCCAAGAAGGTATCTTTTTCGTATGTGCATCACATAAACCAAAAATACTTCTGAAAAATAACCATAACACTTCACTTGATTGCAATATCGAACATAATTCACACCAAAGGTGTGTTTGCCATTGAATTGTGGTCTTAAACCAAATTTATTATAAATTGTGTCTATTACTTCTTCTGATAAAAATTTTTCTTTAGGCCCGAATGCGAATGAGATTTGATATCCATCTTTATGAATGGCACCATCTGATAAAAATAACCCAAATAATTTAAGCAATTCTTCATCAACTTCAATATATCTCTTAAACTTATAATCCTTTTTAGCAGAATGGAATTCAATATAATCACCATGCTCATATATTCCAAATGGCTTCTTGTTATGATATATCCAAGCCCTAACCGTGGTTCTTGGTAGTGCAAATTCCTGGGAAAGACGTATATCTCCCTGGGTTCTCGGTTCTCCTCCATTATGCAATGTTTTTATTTTTAAATATTTATCTATATTAAGACCATTAGGAAGGATTTCAT